GTGGGTTATTGGCGGCTGATTTCTGAATATATCTCTGAAAACAGCTTCCAGCAGGAAATACGCATCCTGCCGATACGCAATATATTCACTGTTTACATGGACCCATCAGCGGTGATGCCTACAGGCCAGGACGCTAACTGGGTGATCATTTCGGTCAAGATGAGCAAGGACGAGTATAAGCGCCGCTACCCAAAAGCTGCAATGACTGACTTCAGCGGAGACGGCACCCGAGACAAGCTCACCCGCGAATGGGAGTCCAAGCTGGAAATACGCCTGGCTGAATACTTCCGCATCGATGAACGGCTGGAAAAGCTGTATCTGATACGCAATAAAGACGGATCTGAATATACCCGATTCAAATCCGACCTTCCTGCGCCTGAATCAATGGCTGCGGTAGGTGATGAGGTTGTAGAAGAACGCGAGGCCATGCGCAAGGAAGTGCAGTGGTTCAAATTGAACGGCCTGAAAGTTGTGGACCGCCGTATTCTCCCCGGCCAGTGGATTCCGGTCATCCGGTGCGAGGGGAACGCAGTCGATATTGACGGAAAGATCATGCGCAGGGGTATGGTAAGGGCTATGGAAGATGCCCAGAGGATGGTCAATTACGGAGAAGTGGCCAAGATCAAGCGGCTGGGATTAACGCCAAAGGCCCCATGGATCGGTGCAGAGGGCCAGTTTGACGGCCATCCAGAGTGGGATGATGCCAATATCAAGGCCTATTCCAAGCTCACCTATAAGCCGGTCATCATTGCAGGACCCATGGGTAGTGAGCAGTTATTGCCGCCTCCCATGCGCCAACCGCCGGCACAGATTGAACAAGGCTTTTCCGAGTTCGTCCAGGGTATGCGGACCAACCTTGTGGCCCTTGCAGGTATGCCAAACGAGCCGCAGGCAGCGCAGCAGGAAGCCATTTCAGGTGTGGCCTTAGAGCGCCGCGATCAGCTCTCAGATCAATCCCATTTCAACTATTACGACAACCAGACCCTGGCTATCGCTCAGACCTGGCGGGTTATGCTGGACTGGATTCCGCATTACTACAGCGATGAACGGATGCAGAGGATTATCGGCGAGGACGGAACGCCCAAACTGGTGCAGATCAATGCGCCGGATACCGCTGATCCTGCGGTCAAGAAGATCAAGAACGACCTGTCTGTGGGCCGTTATGACGTGGTGATGGATACCGGGCCCGGCTATGAGACCAAGCGCGAGGAAGGCGCTACCAACCTCATCAACCTGCTCAAAATCGGGCCTTTGGCTGAGATGGTAGTAAAGACCGGATCTGACCTGATATTCAGGGCATTGGATTATCCCTACATGCAGGAGTTGGCTGACCGTATCATGGCGACCAATCCTGAGGGCATGGACAAGATACTGAAGGAGCTGCCGGAGCGCGCCCAGGCTATCGTCAAGTCCATGTCGCAGCAGATTCAGCAGATGCAGCAGGTTATCCAGCAGCTGCAGCTTGAGAACAAGTTCCACATGGGCAAGGCACAGCTTGAGGCCCAGACCAAGATTCACGATACCAACACCCGCGCCCAGACCGCCATAGCGGTAGAGGACACCAAAGCGGGGGCAGCGCTCATCGGTCATAAATTTCAACACGCTGGCGAGACAGCCGAGGGTCGGCAATTAGTCGGAGCTGGCGAGACACCCATCGGAGGCGGAAATGGCAGTGCAAGTTCTGGATAGCAAGGATCAGGCAGAAGCGGTAACAACCGGAGTTATTCCGGTCCCAAAAGAAGTGGCCGCGGATAATGCGGCTATGCGCGGCGAGAAGCCTGCGGAGAAACCAGCCGAAACAGAAACTACTGACACGCCAAACGGCGAAAAACCGGCGCTTAAAGCCGTGGTTGATCCGGATGATGAGGAAGGCGAGGACGGCCTTACTCCCCGGCAGAAGCGTGATCTGACCAAGAAGATGCAGTCCAGCATCGGCAAGAAGCACCGCCAGCTGAAGGAAGCTGAGGAGTTTGCAGCCGAGCAGTACAATGAAAAGAGGCTGGCCGAGGCCCGTGCGGCCGAGCTTGAGCGTGAGAACCAAAGGCTCAAGAATCAGGGCCAGCAGCCTGCCCAGCCGGTGAATGACGGAACCGACCGTCCGTTGCCGCAGAACTTTGCCACCCAGGAGGAGTATTTCGAGGCCGTCACTAACTGGCGGGTGAATGAAATACTGAAGGAACGGGACAGGGATGCAGAGGCCAAAGTCGCTCAAGCCCGGCAAAAGGAAGTAACTGATGCTGCAGTAGCACGTCTTGAACATGCGCGCGCAACCGTCCCTGATTTTCAGGAAGTTACTGAATCAGTCGATACTCTTGTCCCGCCCCATATTGGTGCGGCCATGTTTGAATCTGACAAGTTCGCAGAGCTTGGCTATTACTTTGCAAAGAATCCTTCTGAGTTGGAAAAGATCGCAGCCATGCCTCAAGCGAAAGGGCTTGTTGCATTGGGCAGAATTGAGGCTATAATTAAACCATTCGCAGCTCCCAAAGCTGAGAAATCAAACGGCTCAAAGCCGAGTCAAGACGGGTCAACCCCGAGCACCGAAACGGGTGCAAGTCAAACTTCCCCGAGCAAACCGCGTGCAGCAGCGCCTATAACGCCGTTGAGCACGTCCAGTAACGCACAGGTTGATGCAGTTGATAGCGGGAACATCCGCCAATCCATCGACCAATTCGTGCGGGACCGGAACGTGAATATCCTCAACCGCAAGCGCCACTGACCGCACATTGTATCGGTCCCCTTCAGTGGGGTTGTTTGATATTTTGGGAGAGCCTACATGGCCAGTACACTGCTTACGATCAGCATGATCACCAACCGTTCTTTGCCGGTGCTGGCGAATATGTGCGTGCTGACCGACAAAATGAATCGCCAGTATGACAAGGAATTCGGTGAGAAGGGCAAGAAGATTGGCGCGACCTGCAACGTCCGCCTGCCCCCGCGCTACATCGGTACTTTCGGTCCAGCGCTCAATGTAGAGCCCTCGACTGAAACCTATGTGCCGGTATCCATCCTCTACCAGTTCCATGTCGATATTCAGTTCAACACCATCAACATGCTGTTGGACATCGACGAGTTCGAGGATCGCTTCATCAACCCGGCTTGTGCGGCTGTCGCCAACCGCCTGGACTCGGATGGTGCGTACTTCGCCTATCAAAACACTGCCAACCGCGGCGGCACAATCGGAACGGCTCCAACAGCCTATCTGAGCTTTGCCAATGCACGGGCGACCTTGGTGGCTGAGGGTATGCCGAAAGGCTTGACCCCGACCGCTGTACTGCATCCTCTGGCTTCGGCCTCAATGGCCGACAGCTTCAAGACGCTGTATAACCCGCAGGCTGAAATTTCGGAGTTCTTCGAGGAAGGCATGATCGCTGCCAAAACAGCCGGTGCTGACTGGTTCGAGGATCCGAATATCGCGGCCTATACCACAGGTCAGCTGGAAGGTACTCCGGTTCTCGCCGGCGCGACTTCTGCAGCCGGTGGCACGGCGCTTCTAGCTTCTGGTTGGGCGCAGACTGGAACCTTTGAACTGACTGGCATGACAGCCTCCACGGCTGAAGTGACGGTTGGTGACACCCTGACAGTCTTGGGTGTGTATCCAGTAAACCCGCAGAGCCGCGGTCGTTATGGGAACAGTCTCAAGCAATTTGTGGTCCTACCTCCAGCCGGTTATGCCCAGATCAACGGCACAGCCACCCCAGGCGGTCCGCAGTTTGCTCCGGCGACCCTGACTCATGGCACATTCAATGCAGCCACGGGTGTTTACACATCCAATTCCAGCACCGGTACTTTGACGGTGACGGTTGGTGAATGCCTGATCTACGGTGGCCAGTTCCAGAACTGCACGTCTCCGGTAAGCCCCTATACCGTTGTTTGCAACGGTGCTGCGACTTACCAGACCAACAGCACTGAGAACCTGTACTTTCACCGCGACGCCTTCGCCCTTGCGACAGTCGATCTGCCGCTTCCGCGCAGTGCAGTCGAGGCCAGCCGCGCATTCGATGAGGACTTAGGCCTATCGATTCGCGTCTGCACGCAGTACACCATCAACAACGATGCCGAGCCCACCCGTATGGACATAGCGTATGGATTCGCTAGCCTATACCGGAGCCTGGGTTATCGGATATCGGGTTAAGGAGAAAACACATGGCAAATCCATCAGTAACCAATGTTGACGGCAGCAATCCTGGCCCGAACAGCGCATCACCGGACTTTCCACAAAGTGAAATCGGTAATGTCTGGAAAATGGGTAGTTTCACAGTGCAGCTCTCCCCGGCCACTATCGCAGGCACGACCGCAGCCGAGCAGACCTTCACCATGACCGGCCTTTTAACGACCGATTATGTGTATGTGAACAAGCCCACGGCACAGGCAGGATTGGGTATCGCAGGAGCTAGGGTATCGGCAGCGAACGTGCTGGCGATCACCTATATCAATGCGACCGGCGGAACACTGACCCCGACCACCCAGGAGAACTATAAAGTCCTGGTTGTGCGAGTGCAGCCGAACGCTACGCAGCCGTCGAACCTGTTCGACTATTAAGGTCGCCCATGGACCTGTTCATTGCCACTCCGTCTTACGACGAGTGGTTGAGCATGGAGTATGTGTCCAGCCTGCTTGAGACCGGTATTCGGCTCACGCAGGCTGGCATTGGCTGCTACCATGCCATCTGTCCCGGCAATCCTTTTCTCGATATGGCCAGAAATGACCTGGTTGAGAAGTTCCTGTCCACGGATGCCACTGATCTGTTATTCATCGATGCCGATGTAGGCTGGGATGCCAAAGCAATCACCCGCGTCCTGTCCCATAAGCAGGAAGTAGTCGGGTCTTTGGTTCCAAAGCGGGACCCTGAGAACGAGTCCAAATATCATCAAAAGGCAATGACCGGAGTTATTCAGGACGGTCTGTTTCAGACTCTTGAGATCCCGACAGCGTTCTTGCGGATCAAGCGCAGCGCCTTCAACAAGCTCTCAAAGCCTTATTTCAAAATCGGGTCTAATCCTGGCGACTTCGGCGAGGACATCTACTTCTGCCGGCGCTGGGTCGAGACCGGCAATTACTTATGGATTGATTCAGATATCAATTTCACTCACCGCGGCGGCAAAGCCTGGAAGGGCAACTTCTACGAGCATTGCGTCAAAACAGGGCTATTGCTTAAACAGGAGGCTGCCTAATGGGTAATCTAGCTTTTGGGACCAATGGCTCCAGTTATTACGACTGGGCCAAACAAGGCCGCATCTACTGTGCGTTTGCTTCGATAACGGCTCCAGTAATTTACTCGACCGCTGCCGGCACTGGCGGACCGTTGCTGTGGAATAACTCCATGGCCAATGGCGGGACTCCGGTCAACGCAGTGATCCTGGCGGTATCCGCTGATTTGACTGTCGCATCCACGGTTGCTTCCACTTTGGGACTGACCGGGAATAGCGGGCAGGTAAACGCTCCCGGAACCACTACAGCCATCACTGCCAAAGCCTGCACCAATATCGGTGGGCCTTATTCGGTTCCTGCCTGCAATGTTTACAACATAGGCACTCCGACTAACGCAGGCAATTTCTTCATGCCCACTCATACACTGGACACCGGCGCGCTCACAACTGGCTCCATACTCCCGGCATGGGTTGATATAGGCGGCCTTTTCATCGCCTCACCTGGCGACTGGATTTCAGTGGCAGCCTCTGTTACAGCATCAACGGCGGTATGCAAAGTCGGCCTGGTGTGGGTCGAAATACCGATAGCCTGATGCCTACCATGCCGAATGTGGTGGGATTGAATATCAATGAGGCCACGGCAGCACTAGAGACTGCGGGCGTCCTGAATACGGCCGGGGTCGGTTATTTCGGAACCTGGCCCATAACAGTGAACTGGGAAGTGGAATCGGGTGTGGCACCTGGAATTGTTGCGGCTCAATCGCCGGCCGCATCTGACACCATAGCCGAGAACGCAGCCGTCATATTGACAACCTCTAACCTGCCAGTGGCGGTGATCTATCCATGACGACCTTAGTCTCTGACATCTGTACTGATGCACTGTTACGGGCCAACTCGTATGAACCTGGGGAGCCGATTGATACCAATTCCCAGACCCAAGCTCTCCGCGCGCTGAATGACATGCTGGATTCATGGAGTACGGATCATCTATCGGTGGTCGGCAGTAAAGAGCTGATATTCAACTGGCCAACAGGATCGGCACTCACAAACGGAATTGCCAAATACACGTTCGGGAATCCTTTGTGTACCGATATTGGCGAATCAGGGTTTTC